TTATATATAATATTGCTAATTTCGAATATTATATATTAACGCACTGATTAACATACTTCTTTATTTGTTAATTCTTTAGTATAATATTTGATTTTTTCACTTACCTTAATGCTCAAATGATTTAAAATGTTGCTTTTAACACTATTATCATTACAACTTTCTAACGTATGTATCATTCCATGACAATTAGGGCATATCATAATTAAATTATTTAACGAATTATCTTTTGTGTTACTATATTTATGTATATGATGATTAACTAATATGTTTTCTAATCCTTGTCCACCCCATCCACATATTTCACAAAACCCTTTGCTTCTTATAGCTAATGATTTTAAAACTTGATTAGAAATCGGTTTTCTTGATTGGATTTTATTTTGATTCTTTAAAGTGTTATAAGCTTTATTTATACTTAATTGACCCTCATCCAATTGTTTAATTAAATCCTCATTACCATTTTCATATATGTATTTTGCTTGACGATAAGTTTCTTTATTACCAAATCCAACGTCTTTAGCAACTTGTTTATTTGAATCAATCGGTGTAGATGCTCGTATTCTCCCTCCTTGATTCTTTTTGGCAATCTTACTATACTCATCTTTAATTGTTCAGCCTATTGCATTTTTCACTAAAACTAAAATCCTTCCGATTTTCATTTTCAGATATTTCTAGTTTTAATTGATGTAAAGCGTCTTTAACTGTCATCACTCTTACTTCTATTTGAGAATAATTAAGAACTTGACACGCTTTGGTTCTTCTTTCACCTGCAATTAACACATATTCAGGCGTAACTACTGGTGGATTAATTAATCCATTTTCTTTAATATCTTTTGCTAATTCTTCAATGTTACCGAAGTCTTTTCTTATTCTGTCTTTAATTATTATTTTATTGATATCTATTAACATGTTTATACTCCTTATATTTTAATTTAATTTTTTAAATCTGTTATCATTATCTATTTTTACTTATTGCTAAGTCATTTTAACACATCCTTTCTATTCTCGGTTTCTAAATAACAAACTTTACATGTATTTTAATATTTTATAATTTAATTTTGTACTAAGATTTATTTGCTTTATTTCCTTTCCACATTTATAAGTATACTACCATACTTTTCTAATGTCAATACTTTTTTTGAAAATATTTAATTTAATTTTGTTAGGTTTCGTTTTTGGGTATTACTCCTTTTGATATTACTATTGAATTTATTTGTAGATATCAAACCTTTAGCACCTATTTCTATCTGCAATTGCTTATTAAAGTTAACATTATCACCATATTTGCCAAAGTAAGTTGAACAATAGTGCCTATCAGGTGTCATATAATCATTGTTATATATAATTAGACTTAATTCATTTGCAAGTATCTTATTATATTTAGATATTGTTTTGCTATGATTAATTATATTTTTAATTGAACTGTGAGTTAGCCATCCAAACTGTGCATCATTATTTATTACTCTTTGGATTGCTATGTAATATCTTACAAAAGCAAATCTATCTATATTTGTATTATGTAAATATTTAAATATCTTATCAAGATCATAGTCATATATGCAAAAGTAATTATCAAAGTCATTTTCTATTTCAACATAAAACACATCTTGATTCTTAATAGTATCAAATTCTATGGGACTATAATGTAAATTCATTATTTGCTTTATATATCCTTTAGATATAAGATTGTTGATTGAATTCTTGATTATTTTAATCATATTACTATTTCTGTTTAGTACATACATATAATTCATAATCATATTAATACTGATAATAGATATTTCTTTAATTGGACTATAATTCCTTTTTATTAAAGATAGTATAACTAATTCTTCATTTGTAATATTGTTGGAATTATATAATTCATTTTTTAAAGTTATATAGTATTCTCTGTTTATCATTTTTACTACCCACCTATCCGAAAAATTTAAGCTGATGTTAGCACGAACTTGTTCGGCTAACTCTAATTGTTTTTATATATATTTTCTTTTTATATATATTTTCTTTTTATACACTTCATTCTCTTTGCATTTTTGCTTGGACTGTACTCATGTGCTATTGCAAAAACGCTTGGACTGTACCAAATATTAAGTACAGCGTAAGCAAAAATGCAATAGCATATTTCATTCATTTTAATACCTGTATTTTTAGAATTTGTGCATATGTTCATAACCCCCCTCCTATATGTAAATTTATATATTTTAATATTAGTGAATAAATATACATTTTTAATTATTGGCTTAACTAATTTTTATTGTACGTTAACTATAACACAACGTATTAATTTTTTCAATAATTTTAATATATTTTAATTTAATTTTGATTATTTGGTAATAGGGATAACAATTTTCAATCCCTATTACCTCTTAAATAATTTACCAAAGAATCCCTTTTTATTATTTTGTTCTTCATTCTGTTGTTTGCGTTCTTCCATATGTTTTTTTAAGTCATTAACTAATTCAACATCTTTATCATAAATTTGATGAATTTGCTTATTGGTATTTTCTGTAGTAGCATCTATATGTGCCTTTAGATTGCTTATATTTGCCTCTAGCTTGTCTTCAATTGTTGCTGATATATAATCCTTCAATTCAACTTTAGTTTGCTCTAAGGCTTCACTATGAGCGTTTAAAGCTGTTGATAATTGTTCATGTATCAAACTATTTTCCTTTTGTTTATTTTTAATAACTTGTGTGTAAAATTCCATGAATCCGTTTTTAAATTCTTCTTGCATTTTAATAAGTTGTTTATTTGTTTTCAATATTTCATCATTGGATTTTTTTATATCACATATTTGTTGATTTTGAAGATTTATAATTTTTGTCATAATTTGTACCAATGAAACATTTGTTAGTTCACTATTATCTTTTTTGATTATTATATCATTGGACTTATTATTAACAATATAATCTCTTATTTGTCTAGTGTTCATTTTTTTATCTAAATCTAAATACTTAATTGTTTTTAAATTATCTATATCAGTATGGCTAAAAATGGAATACATTCCTATAGATTGAATTTTCAAGATGTCATTAAATTTATTACACCAATAAATTATTTTAAACTCTTCAACTTTCAATAATTTAGAAACTTCATCAATAGTTAAGTATTCTTCTTTTGTGGATGAATTTACTTCAGTATAATCTATATCAATTATATTGCCCATTAATTCACATCCTTATTATATAAACTACAGAGTCAGCACGATGGTTGACTCTGTAGTTTATTATCTCTTTATTAGATAAAATCAAAGAAATTTTTCTTCATTGTTTTTTTCATGTTCTGATTCTTTGATTTTTTAGAAGATAATGATGGTTTAGATACAGTTTCTATTGATTTAGATTCTACGGATCCAGTATCTATAGTAAATTTACCAAAATTATCTAAAGGTTTGCTTTCTATTTGTGTTCTCTTTCTATCTTCTAACTCGGCCATGATTACTTGTATAGAATAAAACGGAGGTAAACAACCTGATATAAGCACCAAATTACGTTCCTCATTTTCTCCTTTAAAATCATCCACAATTGGCTTGTATGATTTTAACACATCTTCATGCTTGTATTGTTCTTCACTAAATGACGTACCTAAAAATTCACATTTTATTTTCTTAGTTCCGTCTTCTTCATCCTCAATAATATTATCATCTGTTTTATACATTTTAGCTAGTACACTATGATTGTATGCATATTCTAATGCCTTATTTGCATTTTTATAACCTTCTGGCAATTCATAAATATAAGAGCATCCTTTTGATGTAAGCAATTTGCCTAAGTCAGAACCATCAAATACTTCTTTTGATGCTGTTGGTATCTCATATAAAGCGTCAAATAGACGTACAAAATATTCATTTATATCTTCCTCTTCCAAATACATTCCATCAAATGTATTGTTATTATCTATAAAATACATATTGGTTATACAATTATATTGCATTATTTCATTCCAAGTATCTACTGTATTTTGTAATATTTGAGTTGAAGAATCTAATCTAGGTAATATCCCTATTATATTTATTATTTTATCAAAATCTTCATCTGGGTCTACTTTTAACATGTCTATTACTTTTAATACGGCACTAACTAAACTGCTTCCAGATCCCCCACCCAAAGAAAAACTAAAATATAATACCTTTTGGTCAAAACGCTTTAAGATATCGATTATATTCCAACCATTTTTTTTGGCGTATCGTTTTCCTACATTTCTATCTCTTCCTGCTCCATCTGCCTGTGGTATATGATAATAATTTTTTGTTATTTCATCATAGTTGTCTAAAGCTTGAATATCATGAATTGAAGTATTTATAAAATACCCAATATATCTACCATCCACAGTCATCATATTATCAACTAATTTACTTCCTCCATGTCCATATCCTATAAACGCGCAATCATTTCTATTTAACATCATAATAATTATTCCTCCCCTGATTTTTCTTGATTATTAAATCTAACTTCCATATTTTCTTTTTCAAAAATATCTTCTATAAAGTTTATACCTTTTTCTGATAAGAAATAGGTTTTAGCATTTCTACACTTGTATCCTTCTTTAATAATTCCTGAATTGACCAATGCTTGAACTCGTCTTACAACAGTGTAATAAGAAATTGCATTCTTGCATTTTTCTTTAATAATTTTTATTTGCAATGAACATAATGGAGACGTTGACTCCATTCCATATAATACTGCTAAAATTTCTATATCAACCTTATCAATTTTTAATTCCAATAATTAACACCTCCAAGAATATCTTTCTCTTATATTAATATATTACCATATTATTAGTAATGTTACAACATGCTAATAAATAATTATAAATAATTAGATTTTATTAGTAATACTTAGTAATGA